CACAAGCATGGGATGCTGCTGGCCACAAAGCTGCTGCTGAAGAACCTGTGGATCGAGTGGCAGGAGTGAATACACTTGTGGGAGTTGGGTCGACACAGACTCTGTGACCGAGTGGCGTCGTGATCCAACTCCTACTTTTCAAACTATACAAGACTGGCGACAATGTCCGTGTGACCGAAAAGACAACTGTTAGTCTTGCTTTGGGAGTTGGGTCGAATAAGTCCGTGTGACCGATGGCGTAGCTGACCCAACTCCCACCTTTTCAAAACAACGAGAACAGGGTCGAGAAAAGAGATGTAACCGAGACTCTGTTTGGCCTTGTTCTCTTTTCAGACCTACACAGGACTGGCGAAGCTGCTGATGTAACCGAGCATGGTCTTGCCTGTCCTGCTTACACGTGGGAGTTGAGTTGAAGCAACTCTTGCAACCGAGAAGACAAGTAACTCAACTCCCACCTTTTCTACACTAGGAGGTGCAATGACACCCCTACTCGAATTCCTGGATGAGAACCACATCTCATGGCGTGAGGGTGGAACCCATTCTCACGTCAGGCATGGTTGGATAGGACTCCAATGCCCATGGTGTAAAAGCTCTAGCTGGCACCTGGGCATCAGGCTGACTGATGGCTACACATCATGCTGGAAATGTGGTGCTCATCGGCTGGGTGATGTTCTGAAGGAATTGTCAGATGAGCCCTGGTCGGCCATCAAGCCGGTTGTCTCAGCTTTGCATCGGCATTCTGGGAAACATCAGAAGCCGAGGGCTGAGCAGGTCGAGATCCCCAAGGGTGTAGGTCCTCTCCTGCCTGCTCATCGACAGTACCTGAAGTCGAGGGGTTTCAATCCCTCAGAACTTTCAAGGATTTGGGGAGTGCAGGGCATAGGCCTCGCTGGTCATCTGTCATGGCGGATTTTCATACCTATCAAGGTTCAGGGTCAGACGGTGTCTTGGACGACCAGGGCAATTGGAAATCAAGGTCAGAGATATGTTTCCGCAAGTCCGAACCAAGAGACTATCTCTCACAAAAAAATTCTGTACGGAGCAGATCTTGTTCCTGGTCATACTGTGATAATTTGTAAGGGTCCTGCCGATGTGTGGGCGATAGGTCCTGGAGCTGTGGCCACGTTCGGCATCGTGCCAAGCAACGAGCAGATCGAGGAGCTGTACTCCTACCCTGTGAGGGTTGTTTGCTACGATTCTGAACCTGATGCACAGAGGAGAGCAAACAAATTGTGTGAGAGATTAGGGTCTGAAGTTGGAGGTCAAACCTTCAAGATCATCATGGAAACCGGGAAGGACCCAGGTGAAGCATCCCATGATGAGATTACATCCCTCCGAACGCGGTTCGGATTAAAATAAATTCTGCTATAGGAGGTCGGAGGGGAATCTGCTAGGATGATGCGAGCAGGACTGGCGAAAAAAGAAATGTAACCGAGCTTGGGCTTGCTAGTCCTGTTTTTTGTACAACACCGAGTGGTGTCCGGTGTTTGATAGAGCCGAGTACTTACAAGTAGGCACTTGTATGTTCGAGAATTGGAACTACAATAAATTCGACGGCATGCTTGTGCCTACAAGCATCTCGACTCTATCGCCCAGGTCCGACACCAAATCAGGCCTGGGCTCTTTTTTGCACCCAGTGTATTTGCCAGAATCGATTCTGGCGATCTTTTGTCCACACAGGACAAAGGGCTTTCAATGGGTTGCCTTCTTTTGGTACTGGGGATCACCCAACACCTCTCCCAAAAATCTCCCCTACATATATTCAGGAGGAATTGACAATGCCTAGTCCTCTCAAAAGTATCCGCCTCAACTGCTTGGAATGCGGCGGTGGAAGCAACAGGGAAGTCAAGCTGTGTCCCGTCCTCACTTGCTCCTTGTACCCGTTCAGATTTGGAAAAAATCCATACCGCAAACCCAGGGTCATGTCGGAGGAACAACGAGAAGCAGCAACCATCAGGCTTCGGGCGATGCGTTTGAAGAAATCAAAGGGAGTGAAGTCATGATTAAAGAAAACCATGACATCGATGAACCATACACTTGGATCTCTGGTGATTACCTTGACGAGTTGGCCGCTCTGGGAATGCCTCTTGCCTACATGGTTGGACTCTGGATTGCTGGCCACAACCACCAAACAATTACACTCAAGGAATTTGTTAAGTTTACAGGACTGTCACGAAGTTCTGTAATCAGAGCCCTGAAAGTCTTGAAGGAATCGAAACTGGTGCGTGAAGATGTTGATGACTCTGACAAGGGCAGAGTAAAGAGGACGTACCATCTACCAGACAAGTATGATCCTGAGCTAGCCGGTCTCAAGAATTCACCAAGGAGGGCATGACCATGAAGAAGTCAAAGTTTGATTATGAGTTTGAGGGTGTTGATACACCCAAACGAAACTACATGATTGTTCCAACTTTGATTTCCGACAATGCCTACCGCATGAAGTGGTATGAGAAGACGGTAATCGATTACATTGTGAGGAATACTTGGGGATATTCCGAGTTTGGAATCTTCAAGAAAATCACACTGGATGAATTTGTAAATGGGAGGAAGAGAAAAAACGGAACTCGCATTGATCATGGAACAGGTCTTGCTAAATCCACAATCATCAAGGCGTTGAAATTAGCTGTGGAACACAAATACATTGATGTGATTGTTGATGACTCTGATGGTGGTCGTGCGAAGAGGTCTTACAGAATCCATTACAGAGATTCTAGTGTGATTACCGAGTGTCAGGATTACACCCCTGAGGTCACACGGCATACACCTGAGGTCACACGGCATACACCTGAGGTCACACGGCATACACCGATCAGAGATAGTATACCTACAGACAATAAACCAAAGAACAATAAACCTCTCTACGAGAGGGGCAGCCAAGCTGCCGAGGGTGAGGATGACGGGGGTTTAATTTCCTTTGATCGAGGAATGGGAGTTCTGCTGTATGACATCCTCGTCAAACATGAATCTCCAATTGCCGTCATACCGAAGGTGAATGGTTCTAAGAAAAAGAATGGGAGAAAGCCTGTAACAGAACAAACCCTTGCCCAGGTTGTTTCAGGTCTCCGTCTTCAATTCGGAAAGGAACGTGTCGAATCTGTGATAGATTGGTTAGGCGATCATTATGACGATGACTACACACCTAAAATAAACTCCGTCGACAACCTGCTTCAGTTCAAGAGGATCGAGGATGCCATGAAGAGATCTCAGAACGGAAAGAACAAAGGCCGCTACTCCAGGGATTACTCTGCCATGGGTGAATCCATTTTGAAGGGGAATGGAAAATGCCAACCCTGAAACAAATCATTCTCAGAGAAAAGATCAAGATCTTCAGGAAAATGTATGAGGTTTATGAAAGACCTCTGTTGTCCGATGATGCTTTCTCAATGCTGCTCTCAAGGTTTGAAAATCTAAATCCTGTTCAACTGGAGAAAGCTTGTGGTCGAGCCATGGACACATGCCGGTTCTGTCCGACTCCAGCAGATATCCTTGAAGCTCATCAGAAATTGCATCAGGAGTGGTTGGAGTCCGATCAGTGGTTGTGTGACCTCCAACCCAGAGTCTACGCTTACATGGAAAGTAAGTTTGGCTATCAGCACCCAGGAGTGTTCTGTCAGAACGAGCTGGAGGATGCGTTGGATCATGTTGGGCTGGAACGGAATGCCGTTGGAAGGAACGAGATGTCATGAAGGGACAAGAGTACACAAGCAAAGGACCGGCTCAGGTGCTTGCTGGAATCATCGTGGACCCAGTTGTGTGTGCAAGGGTCTCATCGGTTTGGGTTCGTGGAGGATTGTTTGATGATCCTGATTATAACCTCATCGCCAAGTGGTCGGTCGAGTACATGAAGAACTACGGCGAACCACCTGGGGTCAAGATCAACAATCTGTTTTCTGAGTGGGCGTCTTCCAAGGGTGTCGATCCAAGCAGGGCTAGGCTGATCGACAAGAAGCTCACCGATCTCTCAAGGTTGCTACGTGAACCCATCAAGTCTGAGTTCGTGTTGGACACAGCCGAGAAGGTGTTCAACAAGGAGCAGATAAAGAAGCAGTGGTTGGAGGTGGAGGCAGATCTTGACGAAGGGCAGATCGACCAAGCCATGTTGAGGATGCAGAGCGTTGTAAACATCAAGCTGAAGGAGACTGGTTTTACCGTACCAGATGAGGACTTTCAGAAGTGGCGGGATGCTCTGGACAACGAGGCACAGAAGCCACTACTAAGATACCCTAGTGTGTTGGAGAGGTTCCTGGGTCCTGTCATGATCAGGGATAGCCTGATCGCATGGATGGCTCCAGACAAGTCACAGAAAAGCTTCACGTTGTTGGATGCCGCCTTTCGAGGAATCAAGTCGCGTCAAAGGGTAGCTCTGTTTGAGGCGGGGGATCTGTCCGAAAATCAGGTCCTGACTCGTATGGCTGGTAGGTCGGCAGGGAGACCTAGGAATCCTGGTCGGTGGCGAGTGCCAAGGTCCATTCTGCCGCAGGGAACTGTCGACTGGGAGTGGAGGGAGTCAGAGGGCTACCTAAGCCCTGGTGAAGCGTACAGAGCGTTTCAGGATCTAACACGAAAGAGGGGATTGTTCCGGTTGTCTTGCCACAGCAACAGCACCCTATCGGTTGGGCAGATCGAGTCGACCCTGAGGGAATGGAAGAGGACGGGCTGGGTCCCATCAATAGTGATAATTGACTATGCCGATATTTTGGCTCCACCTCAGGGTATCAGAGAAACCTTGGACCAGATTGATGAGACCTGGAAACGTCTCAGGAGGATTGCTCAGGATTTTAATTGTTTGGTACTTACGGCTACGCAGTCCAATGCTGCCGCCTACACAACCAAGTCTCCAGTTTTGAGGAGACAACATTTTTCAGGAAGGAAGACTAAACTAGCACATGCAACAGGGATACTTGGAATTAACATCAGGGATGCTTGGAGGCAGGACAATGTCTGTTCATGGAATTGGATTGTGAAACGTGAAGGAACCTTCACGGAAAGTCAAGCTTGTATGATGGTCGGCTGTTTGGAAATTGCCAACCCTATCATGAAATGTGTGATGGGCAGCAGTCCTTCACAACCTTCCGGCATAGATTTGGGAAGAGTATCATAGAGCATGAGAGAATTGTTTTCTCAAGCATTAACCTTGAAGGAGTTCAGTATGGCTAAGCTTGTTGTGTCGTATGAGGATGCGTTGGCGTTGTGCCTGGGGTTGGGGTTTGCCTCTGCCACAGGATGGGACAAGGGCTCGATGGAGAAAATCAAGTTCACCAGAAAGCTGAAGGAGTTGGCGGCAGATGACACCTATGATGATCTTGAAGTTGACGAGGATCTCGTCAAGGATGATGAGGAACGTGAGAGATTGAATGCCTTGCTGGTCTCTCTTCGTGCTTCCAAGGGAGCGATAGAGACGGTGGTCGACGGCACCGAGGATGAGGAAGACGATGAGGAAGAGGAGCTTCCTGAGAAGCGTGAAGTTGAAGAGAAGAAGACAGCCAAGAAGAGCAAGGTCCGTCGAGTCGTTGAAGAGGAGGAAGAGGAAGAAGAGGAGGATGAACCTGAGGATGACGATGAGGACGACGAAGAACTGGATGATGAGGATGAGGATGAGGAAGAGGAGGATGAACCCGAGGAGGATGAACCCGAGGAGGATGAACCCGAGGATGACGATGAGGAGGATGAAGAAGACGAACCTCCTGTGAAGCGAAAACCTCAGCGTAAGGTTGTTGTCGAGGAAGATGAAGAGGAGGATGAAGAGGAGGAACCTGAAGATGATGAGGATGACATCACCGACGCTGCCGACTTGAGCGATGATGAGCTTGAGGAAGATGAGGAAGAGGAGGAAGTAAAACCTCCTGTGAAGCGAAAGCCTCAGCCTGTTGATGAGGAGGAGGAAGAGGAAGACGAGCCTGAGGAGGAAGAGGAAGAGGAGGAAGATGGACCCGAGGAAGAGCCTGAACCGGAACCAGTCAAGGCACAAGCACTCAAAACCAAGAGGAAGTTGAAGCCTGGACCTGAGATCGAGGGCAAGCAGCATCGGCGGATTCATTCTCTTAGGAATCGGTTCTTCTGCGCCGGTGCCGTTCTGCGAGAGTTGGGAATCGAGAAGGGAGTCACAGCCAAGGCCATCAAAGCAGTCGACAAGATGTTTTCTGATGGCAACCCTGATGAGTCTAACCCGAAGGCTAGTGAGGAACAGTTCAGGATTGCATGGCACGTTGTGAATGGTTATCTCAATGGGTAGGTCTGGCGTGTGTGGACGTTAGATCACCCTATCAAACCCCTGGTGGTGTTTATTCCTTTCCACCACCAGGAGACTTTTCTCAGGAGAACTAGAATGGCGTTTGTTAATGCATTTTTGTGGGGCACTGGCTTATCCCTGGGGCTCTGTGTTGGTCTGGTGGCGTGGTTGTTTCTGCGAACTGTAAGTGAAAAGATCCTCGGAATCGCGGATCACTGGTCGAGTTCCTTGCAGCTTCAGCGAGAGAGCTTAGCAGCACTGACGGAACGGAACCTCTTGGCCGACGAGACTAACGGGTACGTAGAGCGGATTGCTCTGATGTTTGAACGCGATAACATATAGTCTTTTCCCACTACCAGGGGACTTTTCTCTAGGAGAACAGCAATGCAGAAAGTTGTGTCGTTGAAGTTGGTTGATCCAAATCCGTTCAGACATATGGATCGTTACCCGATCAACAGGACGAAAGTTGATGATTTGAAAGCATCAATGGGGCGAACAGGGTTCTGGGATAATGTGGTTGCTCGCAAGGTGGGCGACCGATACCAGTTGGCGTATGGCCATCATCGGTGGATTGCATTCAAGGAGGAGTACGGGAAGGATGCTGAAATACCACTGAGTATAAAGAACCTATCCGACGAAGACATGATTCGAGTCATGGCTGATGAGAACATGTCAGACTACAGTACGCTTGCAGAGGTGGAGCAGGAAACCATCAGGGCAGTTGTGCAAGCCTATGCCGAAGGCAAGATCGAGTTGGAGAAAGTACCCACGGATAATGCAAAACGTAAAGGTGGTGGTGGGGGTCTTCGGTGTGCTCCTAACTTTAGTGTTCTTAGTTTTAACGACCTTAAAACTAAGGAAAATCCCAAGCCTTACAACGCCGAATCCATCGCTCGTTTCCTGGGTTGGATGAGTGGCAATCAGGTGAGCCCCCGTATTCGCAATGCTTTGTTTGCTCTTGAGGCTGGTGAGGAGTTGGGAGCATCTGATGAGATTGCAGAGATGACAAGGGGGTTTCCGTCTGAAGTAGCTAAGGAGCTTGTTCAGACAGTCAAGTCTATAAAAGAGGATGCAGAAAAACAAGGTCGGAACAAAAAAATTGCATCCAAGAGAGGACTTAATGCAGGGAAGGATCAAGCAGAGAAGGCACGGGAGCGATTACGTAAAGGTGATCCGGCCAACAAACGAGAGATTCGTGGAACAAGAGACAAGTACAAGATCAAGACTCCGAAGTCTAAGAAGAAGGAGATACCAGACATTGCTGTGTTTGTTGAGAATCTTGCAGGGGAGTTTGATTCCTTCATGAGGGGTGATAACACTGCAAACAGTTTTGATGAGATGATGAAGTATAAGGAGTACGTTGACGAGAAGGCTCAGAAGAAGTTGGTCAAGGTTCTCCAGGGGCTCATGAGCCGATTGGAGAAAGCTGTGGATCGTTTGGAAGGCAAGACTGTTGGAACCAAGGTTGCTCTTTTGGAGAATTAGACAATGGCTAAAAGTAGAATGAGTCGGAAGATGGTCAGGTGTGTTCGTGAGTTTTTTGATGAGGGATGCGAAGCCGTCACGGTTGACATGATCTTTGAGGAGATGCAAAAGGAATTTGGTGATGCAGAGCTTTTCCTTGAAGGGTTTATTGATCTTGCCAGAGGTCAGATGATGGAATTGCTTCCTAGTGTGAAAAAGAGGGTTGAGGAGTTGATGCATACTGCATTGATTCCGATCACTCCACATGCACTTGAGAATTACATCACTTATGATGATCAGAAGATTCCTATTTTGGAATTGCCAGTCACTTTGAATGAGGCCAGGAAGTGTGTTGCGGGAGGACAGGTTAACGGAACTCCATGCAAGACCGCTGGCTTTATCTTGGCAGGGAAAAACATCCTGACCAAACTCTATTACGAACATCAGGAACAGGTGATGGATGGTGTGGTTGTCAAGCAGAAGAAACGTATGAAGAGTTTGGACAAGCGGCTGGGAGGGAAGACAGAGACACAGAAATTTCTTGGTCACTCAGAGGACTAGGGATGTCGATTGAACTGCTCATGCTCACCAATGTGTATCTCTGCCTGTCGTGTATGCCAGTACTTAGTTTCAGTGGCTGGCATTGCACCAATCCGCTGGCGAGCCGTGTGATTTTACTCTAGTAGGAATCTCTTTTCAGGAGGAAGTGTGATGTTGGTTTTGAGTAGGAAGGTGGGTGAGTCTATTGTCATTAACGATGACATCATAATCACGGTCGTGGACATCAGATTTGATAAGGTCAGGCTTGGGATTGAAGCGAGTAAGGAGATCCCAATTCATAGACGTGAAGTGTGGGAAAGCATCAAGCGAAGTGAGGATGCATCCAGAAGGAACCGAGAGGAGATCGGATGAGAATCAAACGAGAAGAGTTGTTAAAGGTGCTGGAGTCTGTTGTTGTAGGTATTGACAAGACAGGACAATATCAGCAATCCAATTGCTTTGTGTTCGGTAAGAACCGAATAAGCACTTTCAACGAACATATGACGTGCTCGGTGAGCAATCCATTGGATGGTATTGTTGGGGCTGTACAGGCTATGCCTTTGCTTAGTCTGTTGAGAAAACTGACTGATGATGTTCTTGATGTGAAACAAGGTGAGGGTGGATTGCTCGTCAGGAACATGAACAAGCAGAATGTGCGCAAGTCTTGCATAAGCATGGATGCTGAAATCACATCTCCGGTTGGGGATTTCGAGAAGGCAGATAAGTGGGCACCTCTTCCTGATGGATTTGAGCAAGCAGTCAGCGTGGCATCCTCGTGCACTAGCCATGACAAAAAGAAGTCTGGTATCTCTAACTGTGTTCACATTAGCCCTGAATGGATGGAAGCGTCGGACAATAACCAGCTCAGTCGATATTTGGTTGATACTGGTATTGAGGTTTTGGTGTTGTCTGAGTCCATCGAATCTGTTTTGGGATTGGAGTTAACTGAATGGGGATTAACTCCAGCGTGGTTGCACTTCAGGAATTCCAGCTTTGAAGTGAGTTGCCGTAGACAGTTGTTCAGATACCCCGATCTGACTGCGGTTGTGCAGAGCAAGGGAGTGAAAACCAAGTTGCCGACCAACATCGGTCAGGCTTTGGACAAATGCAAAATATTTACTGAGGGAAACTCAGTGAATGGCAGTGTGATGGTTTCTCTAGTTCAGGATGAAATCAGGATGGAGGGAAAAGGCCCTGATGGATGGTATAGGGAGGTACAGACTGAAGGTGTAAAGTATTCAGGTCCTGAAATCAAATTCATGATTTCCCCGAAGATCCTCTTGGATATTACTCACAAGTCTTTAGATTGTGAGGTGGGTTCGGGTAGGTTGATCGTTCGGGGTAAGAATTTCACTTACGTTACGTCCACAACTGTAGTAGGAATGTAATGGGATTACTTACAGGTGCAGAGTGGTGTTTTAACACATCTCAGAGAATGTCCTCATGTGATAAGTGTGGGCTGGACAAACAATGTATCAGCCCACACATGAGGCCTACAGGTGAGGGCAAACAAAAGACACTGATCGTCGCAGAGTCTCCTGGAAAAGAGGAGGATCAGCAGGGCATCCAATTGATTGGCAAGGCAGGTCAGAGGTTGAGGTCTGTCATGGATGATTTGGGTTGGGATCTCGACCAGGATTGTTGGAAATCAAACTGTGTAATTTGCAGACCTAAAGACAACAAGATGCAGGACAAGTACATAGAATGTTGTCGTCCAACCCTGCTAAGAACCGTTGAGGAATTGAATCCTGAGGTTATCATCCTATTGGGTGCAAGTGCCGTTAAGTCCTTCCTTGGTCAATACTGGGAGAAGGATATTGGTAGTATCGGTCGATGGGTTGGTTGGAAAATACCTCTACAACCAACAAACACGTGGATCTGTCCAACGTATCATCCCTCGTATCTGGAGCGAACGCGAGATCCAGCCTTGGAGGGATGGTTCAGAAGGCATCTGGAAGCAGCCTTTGAGTTGGAGGGCAGACCATGGAAGAATGTTCCTGATGCCGCGTCCGAGGTCGAGGTGATCAAGTCACCCGATGAGGCAGCAGATTGGTTGATGGAAAGAGCAGGGTGGAGTGATGCATTCTCATTTGACTATGAAACAAACATGCTGAAGCCTGACCACCCTGATGCTAGGATCGTGGCTTGTTCTGTTTGCTGGGGTGGAAAGTGGACGATAGCTTTCCCTTGGGAGGGTGAAGCTATCAAGGCCATGGGTGAGCTGTTGAGGTCTGAAGTTCCGAAGTATTCTCACAATTTGAAATTTGAAGAGAGGTGGACCAGGAGGATCTTGGGTCATGGTGTGAAGAACTGGGCATGGGATGGGATGCAAGCTGCTCATGTCCTTGATGGTAGGACGGGAATCACATCACTGAAGTTCCAGGCGTTTGTGCAGTTTGGATTGCCGTTGTGGAACAAGACCGTCGAGCCTTACCTGGAAGCAGATGGAGGTAACCAGAAGAATCGCATCCATAAGTGTGATTTGAGGGAGTTGTTGTTGTACTGTGGAATTGATTCGCTGGTTGAGTTTCGATTGGCTAAGAAACAGATGAAGGAGATGGCAAAGTGAAAAGGAAGTTGAATGGATACCAGTCGTTTTTGGACAACAGAAAGAGACTGAAGTTGGAGGCGGGGTTCGATCCTGTTTGGATGCCTAGCTGGTTATTTGGTTTTCAGCAGTACTTAGTCAACTGGGCTCTCCGTCAGGGTAGGGCAGCAATACTTGCCGACTGTGGTCTTGGAAAAGGACCTATTCAGTTGGTTTGTGCTATGAATGTGATCCAACATACAAACAGACCTGTGTTAATTGTGGCCCCCTTAGCTGTTACTCGTCAATTCGTTCATGAAGGTGAGAAGTTTGGTATTGAAGTCAATCGCACCTCTGATGGTAAGCTGAAGAGGGGTGTTGTGAATGTTACTAACTACGAGCGGCTTGACAGGTATGATCCTGCTAAGATTGCTTGTCTGTGTTGTGATGAGTCTGGAGTTCTTAAGCACTTTGACACGAAGACTCGCAAGCAAGTCACATCGTTTATGCAGGAAATACCCAATCGATTCCTTGGAACGGCTACACCAGCTCCTAACGATTTTGTAGAATTGGGTAGTAGTGCGGAAGCATTGGGTGTGATGAAGAATTCCCAAATGTTGGGAAGGTTCTTCAGTCATTGTGGTGACGAGTCTTCTCGTTGGGAATTGAAGGGTCATGCAAAACAAGCTTACTGGAGATGGGTTGCAAAATGGGCCAGAGCAATGAGGAAACCATCGGATTTTGGGTTTGATGATGATGGTTTTATTCTGCCGGACTTGCATATAAATCATCATGTTGTTCCAGCAGCATGTGAATACCCAGGATTTTTTCCGGTTGCGATCGGTTTGGATGAGCAACGGAAGGAAAAGAGAAAGTCATTGTCTTCTCGTTGTGAGAAGGTGGCTGAGTTGGTGCCGTCAGATAGACCTGCGGTTGTTTGGTGTCATCTCAACGATGAGTCTGATTACCTGGAGAAGATAATACCTGATGCTGTTCAGGTTCGAGGAAATCAATCAGATGAGATTAAGGAAGAGAGGCTGACTGGTTTCTCTGACGGTGAAATTCGCGTTCTCATAACCAAAGCAAAGATTGGGGGGTGGGGTTTGAACTGGCAACATTGCTCTGATGTGTTTTGTTTTTCTTCTCACAGCTATGAGGCTTTCTATCAGACGGTGCGGAGATGCTGGCGATTTGGTCAGGCACGGGAGGTCAACGTGAATTTGGTATATACAGAAGCGGAAGGTTCTGTGGTTGAAAACATGTTACAGAAGGAACGTAGGTCTTCTGAATTGTTTGATGGAATTATTCGTGAGATGCACGGCTATCAAATTGAAAAAACAGAGGATGGTTCTATTGATGAAATGGAGATTCCACAATGGGTGTGAAAAATCAGAAGGTCACGAGCAAGTTTGCAATTTACAATGGTGATTGCTGCGAAGTATTGCCAAGCTTTCCAGATAACTCAGTGGGGTTTTCGTTGTTCAGCCCACCGTTTGCTGACTTGTATTCCTATAGTGATGACGAGAGGGATATGAGTAATTCTTCGAGTTACGAGGAATTCTTCGAGCACTTTCGCTTTCTGGCAGTGGAGTTGAATCGGGTTATGATGCCCGGAAGAATAGTGGCGATTCATTGTATGGATCTGCCGACGTTCAAGAGTCGTGATGAGGTGATTGGACTGAGGGATTTTCCTGGGGATATTGTCAAATTGTTTCAGGATGTGGGATTCACTTACCACTCTCGGCATTGCATCTGGAAAGACCCTCTCATTGCTGCGACTCGAACGAAAGCAATTGGGTTGGCTCATAAGCAGATTGTGAAGGATTCAGCACTGTGTCGAATGGGTATACCTGACTACATTGTGGCTTTTCGCAAGGAGGGTGAAAATACCATTCCGATAAAGCACATTGAAGCCCTGATTGAATACCATGGGGAGCGGGATGTTCCTGCGAATCTCAGTCAATATGAGGGTTGGAAAGGCAGTCAGGCTAAGAACAAGAGGAGTCATTGGATTTGGCAACAGTATGCCAGTCCAGTGTGGTTTGATATTCGAGCAACTAATGTGCTATCCTATCGACGTGGAAGGGAACCTGATGACCAGAAGCATATCTGTCCGCTTCAACTCGATGTGATTGAGCGGTGTATGATGTTATGGTCTACAAAGAGCGACACTTTTCTGACTCCCTTTATGGGAGTTGGTAGTGAGGTTTACGTGGCTGTGAAGAATCATAGGAAGGCTATTGGGATTGAACTGAAGTCTTCTTACTACCGCCAGACTTTGAGAAATTTAAAATCACTACGGGAGGACCCCAGATTCACATGAGACTATGCGAGAATAGTAAACCTGCTGCTCATTGTAATCACCCCATCAATCTTGTGCTACGCCCGGAGGATGGTGAGACATTCGAGAAGTTGGCCAAGCAGGTTGAGTACTGTGAAATCTCTTGGCCACAATCATATCTGTTTGGAGAACCGATCTACATTAGGAAGGAAAAGAAAATGGATGAATCGAAAGCTGTTGAGTTGTATCGTAAATATCGCCCTAGTAAGTTCTCGGAGATGGTGGGGCAGGATGAAGCCATTGGGGTGCTCACTGCTTTGGGGAAACAGAAAGCCATGCCTCAGTTTCTGTTGTTTACAGGACCAAGTGGTACTGGAAAGACAACGGCAGCACGTATTCTCAAGTCAAGACTCAAGTGCCATGACATGGATTTTGTTGAACTGAATGCCGCTTCGGAACGTGGTGTTGACATGGTCAGAGACATTGGCAAGCAGATGTATTTTGCACCCATGGCAGGTGATTGCAAGATCTGGCTGATAGATGAGGCTGGTTCTGTCACGTCGGATGGGCAGTCTGCCTTCCTGAAGATGTTGGAGGATACACCCTCATGGTGTTATTTCTTCTTTTGTACGACTGATCCGCAGAAACTCAAGCCAACCATACGTACCAGGGCGACTGAGATCAAGTTCAAACCCGTGGGCAGAGCAGAGCTGAAGGAGCTGATTCACAGGACAGCCGAAGCGGAGACAGGAGTAGGTTTCAATGATGATGTATCAGACAAGATTGTGGATCTTGTCAATGGCAGTGCAAGGAAGGCTCTGGTGCTTTTGGGTTCTGTTATAGGAATAGACAATTCTGATCAGCAGTTGGGGGCATTGTCAGGGGTTGAAGCAGAGAGGAATGCAATCGATCTGTGTAGGGTCTTTATGAATCCGAGAGCACGTTGGTCGGACGTGTGTAAGGTTCTTAAAGCTATCAACGGTCTTGATGAGGATGTAGAGACCATACGTCATATAGTACTCTCATACTTCTCAAAGGTTGCTCTAGGTGGGGGCAAGGGTGCAGAGAGGGCAATTGAGATTATATATTTGTTCAGGAGTCCATTCTATGAGAGTAAGACGGCGGGGCTTGTTTTGGCATGTTATGATGCTGTGACACCTAAGAAATAAAGGTAAACACATGAGTCTGGAAGAGAAGAAAAAGGGGTACAGGGATCTGAAGAAAACACTGGCCAGTCTATCGCAGGAAGAGCTGATCATCTGGGCAGCAATCAATACAATCGTTGTTGTTGAGTGTCTGGAAGGTACACTTCCTCAGCCTGTGAGAGAGATTTTTGTTGAGGAGGATATGAATCAATACCAAGAGATGATGCTGAAGGCTATGTGTACGCTTGTGATGGAGGAGAAGAATCATGAAAGACTTCAGTGATAGGATTGCATCAGAAGCAGAAATCTCAGAGAGGATCGAAGCTCGATACTCTGCTGAGGTCATAGCCGGGCTGGCCGATGATGAGGCAAAGCTTCACGGTAATCATGTTTGGAAGTGCCTACATGATATCTGCTGTGCTCATGTTCCTTGCAAGGTCGAGGATGAGAAAAGGCGAAAGCATCAGGAGCAGTACATGAGCGATGGAGAGGTTCAGCGATTTGAACGGGAGATGATTCCCTTTGAGGCTTTTCGTGGAAAGTTGGTTAAGGATGTACCTCTAGAGCGTTTGCAGTGGTACGCTGACCAGACATTCGTGGATCAACTGCGGAGATACTTGAGGAGCAAGCGAGTACAAAATGAGGAAGCTGCAACCCAAGATTGAGATGAGGGTGTGCCTCAGGTGCAACAAGGAATTCAGGTCGACAGGTTCTGGAAATCGCATCTGTGCAGACTGTAAGAGATCCACCAAAAGATGCTGTTTCGTGGAGCCTATCCCCCACACACGTGGGAAGAAAGGAAGTAACTGAGATGATCAATGAAGGAATGTTGGAGATCTCGTTGTCGGCTGCTGTTCCATTGTGGATAGAGGAGTTGAAGGACCGTGAGTGGGAATACATCATGAAGAGGGCAAGGGAGTGTTCCCAGGTCATAGCAGAGAAGGGAGATATTATTCTCTACAAGAGTAAGAAGCCGGGTGGTTCTGCTGAGGCATTCAACCGGATGGCCGAGGGTGTGGCTTGTCTGGCGTTCTGTCTTGGTGGTGTGACGTTGTTTGGGCAGCACTGGGAAGCAAAGTTGGGGGAGTCCTACTTTCATCAGGTGAAACCATGAACATAATGAGCCAGTTAAACAAAGGGAATAATGTACTCTACGTTGATGGTAAGCCGGTAGGCATGGTCAGGGAGATTGAGGTGTCCTACCGATCACCTGCAATTAGGTATGCCGACAGCACAGGAGGTGATAAGTTTATTCAGGGAAGGACGGAGATTGAGTTCGTTGCACGTGGGTTTATTCGTAATGAGGATGTGTCTTCTGACTCGCCTTTGGCAATTCCTGATTCTTCTGAGTTGAAGTCTGGAAAGAAGCTGTTTCGCAAAATCCGTTTTGATTAGGATGAATCATGAAACCAACAACGCTTGATGCTTACCAGTTGATGCATGAGGGTGCGTTAGCCCTGGCTGATGTGGAAGAGGCAGGCATACGAATCGACGTAGAGAGGTTGGATCAGACCATAGCCGATATTGATGTGGTGATCGATGGTCTGTACAGCCAATTGCAGAACGACAAGGTCTGGTACTCATGGAAGGAGAGGTGGGGTGAAAAATCAAATCTAGGTAGTCGTTACCAGTTGGGAAAGGTTCTGTTTGAAGAGTTGGGTTACAAGGCTAAGAAGCTGACTCCCACGGGTCGGGCTCAGGTGAATGAGGAAGCGTTGACCCAGATCAACCTGTCGTTCGTGAAGAACTACCTGAGGATCGAGAAGCTGAAGAAGCTCAGGACCACTTATCTGCTTGGGATACGTCGAGAGGTGGTGGGGGAGTATTTACATGCATTCTTCAATCTCCATTTGGCGAGGACGATGAGATCTTCTGCTTCGGAACCGAACCTACAAAACATTCCAATCAGGGATACGGAAGCAGGAAAACTCATCAGGTCGTGCATTATACCTAGGGATGGACACACACTGGTTGAAATTGATTACTCAAGTTTGGAGTACCGGGTCTGTGCTTGCTTTTATCAAGATGAAAACATGCTGGCCTATGTTGCTGATCCAACCTCTGATGTTCACAGGGATGTGGCAGCCGAGTTGTTCATGTTGGATCAGGATGATGTGAGCAAGGACCTGAGGTTCTACGCGAAGAACCAGTTCGTGTTTGCCACCCTCTATGGCAGCTATTACGTGAACACATCAAAGAACCTTTGGAACGAGGCAGTCCTTGGTGCCAGTGCGACCACATCAGGGGGTGTTCCTATCAGGAAGCATCTAGCCTCCAAGGGCATCAAGCAGTTGGGCATGTGCAAGCCAGGACACACTGCACTGAAGGGAACATTTGAGAGGCACGTCAAGCAGGTGGAGGAGAGGTTCAAGGAGAGATTCCCTCAGTGGGCAGAGCGGAAAGAGATCTGGTGGCAGAGGTATTTGAGTAGTGGATCGTTTCAGATGATGACCGGGTTCTCCTGCTCTGGTGTGTTTACTAGGAATGACCTTTACAACTACCCGATTCAAGGTCCAGCGTTTCACCTGCTGTTGTGGTCTCTGATTCAGATGGTGAAGTGGCTGAAGGAGGAGGGCATGAAGAGTGTGGTGGTTGCTGAGGTCCACGATTCGTTGCTGATCGACACGGAGAACAGCGAGCTGGATGATGTGATTGCCAAGGCAAAGCAGGTGATGACGAAGGATGTGCAGGAACATTGGCGTTGGGCGGCGAGGGTTCCGTTGGAGGTTGAAGTAGAAGCATCAGATAAGAGTTGGTATGAGAAGAAACCTTGGAAGGGGTGATACAGATGAGCAAATACCGTGTGTGGTTTAATCAGATCAATCAGACCTTCATTGACGTGGAGGCAAAAAGTTGGGCGAAGGCACAAGAAAAGGCATTGAAAAAATGGCGAGAAGGTGAAGGATGGCCAACTTGTTCGTACATTACTAAGGATGGTGAGGAGGATGATGTTAGGTTTACAGACAAATAGGAGAACAAACATGAACTTAGTAGCAACGCAAGAGATGGTTGACGTGATGCAGGAATTTCTCAGGGGAAAGGAGATCCAGCAACGTGCTCGTGGTTATCGCAACCCGAGTGAAAATTGGGAGATCACTACAAGTCCGTCGTGGAATTGGGACTACTATGAGTACCGAGTCAAGTCGGTCAATCCTGACGTGATCACGTTTGAGGGTGAGGTCTATGCATCGAGGGGGCTGGTCCGCACGAAGATGAAGGAGAGCATGAGCGGGGGGTCGCCCTGGCGCCATGTGCAGAACGCGTTCAAGGAGATCTTTGGGGAAGAGTTGTAGGTTCTAATCCCTTTTCAAACTTGTGAAGGAGAAAATCTGTGAAGCTATCATACACACTTGGAAGAACCATCAATCTTGGGAACTTCGAGTCCGTGAAGTTTGAGTATGGTGTCGAGGTTGAGGGTGATAACCGATCCGAGTTGCTGGCAGATGCTAAAGAGTTCGTGGAAGAGGTGGTTGCTCAAGAAACTTCTTTCTGGAAGACCCGCCGGAAGCAGTCGAAAGCATGACTTTCTGCCTGCTATAATAGGACATGGTGACTCTCACCTTTTCAAAACATGAAAGGAGAACATCAGTGGGCAAACGCAGCGAGGAACTGAAGGCTCTAGAGATCGATCAGTACCGTCTCGACGACGAGTGGAACAATCAACCCCAAGTCTACGCTCGATACGCTCTGAAGGCAGCCGACGCTAGACGTTCATGGGATGAGTCGAAGGCAAACCTTGAGGTCGTGAAGGCGGAACTGGATCGTGACATTCGTAAGAACCCTGAGAAGTACGATCTCCTCAAGATCACCGAGACCCAGATCTCATCCACAATCGTATTGCAGGATGACTACAAAGTGGCCAATGAAGAGGTGATCAGAACACATCATGATATGGATGTGGTCAACGCATTCGTGCAAGCCTTGGATCAGCGGAAGTCGGCCTTATCCAAGCTTGTGGATCTGTTTCTGGCCGACTATTTCAGCAAGCCGAAGGCATCTGCAACGGCGAGAGATCATGTACAGGAGGTAGAGAAAAGAGCAGTGAGAGGACGGGTCAAGGTAAGAGACCCAGACTCAGAGAGAGAGTAGCAACATGGACAAGCTTTTGGTTGTTATGGTGGTGCTGATGCTTTTTCCGTTCGTCACTTACTTGACGGTAAAGCTGGGCACCTATGCATTTTTCAGAGGACGACAACTCTATTTTAAGGATCATCAGAATGAGAAGTGAAGGTCAGCGAGAACGTCTGTCAGCCAGGAATCGAGCGGAGACACATAGGAGTGGATACGAATCGTCAGCGTTGAATCTTCCTGTTGATGTGAAACTTTTCAAGCTTGACAAGGCAGGAACTCGACGGATTGACATCATTCCCTACCATGTTGGGCAGGGGAACCCAGGTCCTGGAGCAGACCCTGGAAGCCTGTACTTCGAGAGGACCTACTTTGTTCATCGGAGTATTGGAGCAGACCAGACAACTTACGTCTGCCCGGCGAAGACGGCCAACAAGAGGTGTCCTATCTGCGAGTACCGGGCGAAGTTGGTGAAGGACCCGGATGCTGATGAGGATGAGGTGAAAGCACTAGCACCGAAGGAGAGACAGCTTTGGAATGTGATCGATCTCGATGAGCCTGATGAGGGTATCCAAGTCTGGGATATCTCTTACCATCTGTTCGGCAAGCTACTCGATCAGTATGTCAAGGATGCAGATGCAGATGAGGACATTGAGTACTATGCCGATCCGGTCGACGGCAAGACTCTCAAGCTTGGAGTGGCAGAGAAGTCATTCGGAGGGCGTTCATACTATGAAGTGTTGACGATTGGTTTCAAGGATCGCAAGACCAAGTACGACAAGTCGACAATCGACGCAGCCTTCTGTCTTGATGATCTGGTTCAGGTCCTGCCCCATGACAAACTCAAGGCTATCTTCTTTCAAGCTGAGGATGAGGACGTGGAAGATGATGAGCCTGAAGAGAAACCCTCACGAAAGTCTCGCAAGCCCGTCAAGGTTGAGATTGATGAAGAGGGTGATGACATCATTGATGATGAGGACGAAGAGGTTGAGGAGAAGCCCAAGACCAAGAGTCGGCCTGGCACAACTGATGAGCCAACGACTGCTGAGGAAGCAGGACTTGAAGAGGGCATGCAGGTTGAGCATGCCAAGTTTGGGAAGTGTGACATCGTCAGGGTCAGCAAGGATAGCACCAGTCTGACACTTGAAGATATGGATGCAGAACTTCACAAGGGTGTTGGCTGTGATGAAGTGAAAGTATCAACCAAGGCCAAGAGGTCCTCTGAGGAAGAGGAGGAGGAAGAGCCAAAGCGGAAGAAGAGGAAGTCCACCGTTCAGAAGGATGAGTACGACGACGAAAGCGACTGGAAGTAATTCATGGGCTGGCAGGCTGAGGGGTTTTCTTCTTTCTACTCTCGGCCTGCCTTTATTTGGAGATATACCCTGATGATGAAAGCTGAAGTGGATAGCATGAAAAAAGCCCTGAAGAAGCCCAAGGAGAAGTCCAAGTCAATTGATGCGAAGAACCTGCTGGGTACAGGGAGCACGATACTGAATCTGGCATGCTCTGGCCACATCGAAGGAGGATTCCTGAAGGGCTATTACATTTTGTTGGTTGGCGATACCGATTCTGGCAAGACGTGGTTGAGCCTCACCTGTCTAGCAGAGGCTGCAATCAATCCTGAGTTCTCCAAGCATCGGCTGATCTTCGACAATGCAGAGCGTGGGGCACTGATGGATTTACGTCGTTACTTCGGGAAGGGCTTGGTCGAGAGGTTGGAACCACCTTGTCTTGATGATGATGGATTACCATCACACTCTCAAACCTTGGAAGAGTTCTACTACAATGTGGACGATGCCTTGAAGGATGGCAGACCGTTCATCTACATCCTCGACTCTGAGGATGTGCTGACAACTGAGGCCGAGAGGAAGAAGTTCAACGAAAACAAGTCGGCAACCAGGAAGGGCAAGGAACTGAAAGGAACCATGACGGATGCCAAGGCTAAGATCAATTCCAGTCACCTGAGAAAGGTTGTAGGGGATCTCTGCAAGACCGAGAGCATTCTGATCATCGTGAATCAGACCAGGGATAACATCAGCCCTGTGCCCTTTGGTCCGAAGAAGTCTCGCAGTGGAGGGTGGGCGTTGGAGTTCTATGCCAACCTTGTTGTCTGGTCTTCGGTTGGTGGTCAGATCACTCGCACAGTCAGGAAGAAGAAGCGGCAGATAGGTGTGATTTCCAAGGTCAAGATCAAACGGTCGAGGATGACGGGTAAGAAGAGGATGGTCATGGTGCCAATCTACCACTCGACTGGGTTTGACGATGTAGGTTCGTGTGTTGATTACCTTGTGAGTGAGGGTACGTGGAAAAGCATCAAGGGGGTGATCACGGCTACTGGCCTGGGACCTCCGTTCAAAGGAGACATTGATGCTGTTGTGAAACAGATCGAAGATAAGGATCTGGTCAAGGATCTACAAATCCTGGTCGGTCAGACTTGGGATGATATTGAGAAGGCTTGTCAAATTGCACGAAGATCAAAGTATTGATAGGAGATGTAAAATGCCTAGAAACGATTTGTCAGAGATTGTGTTGGTTGTTGACCGCAGTGGGTCGATGGATAGCTGTCGAACTGATGCCGAGGGAGGTATCAACAACTTCGTCGAGGAACAGAAAAAGGTTGCAGGCGAAGCAAATTTTACACTAGTACAGTTTGATACTGAGTATGAGGTTGTGCATAATGGTGTCCCGATCAAGGATGTTCCCAAATATGTGCTTGTGCCTAGGGGATGGACAGCCCTGTTGGATGCTGTTGGCAGGGCTATTGCAACGGTCGGTGAGCGTCTTGACAAGATGCAGGAAGCCGAGAAGCCTGGATGTGTGGTTGTTGTCATCGTGACAGACGGACTAGAGAACTCCAGCAAAGAATATACCCTGGAGAAGATTCGTCAGATGATTACACTTCAACAGGAGACTTACAGTTGGAAGTTTGCGTTCTTGGGTGCTGACCCATCAGCCTTTGTGGTAGGAAATTCCTTTGGCATAAGTAAGGCGGCGGTGGCTCAGTACGATCCAAAGGAAATCAATGGTGCTTACCGTGCAACGTCAGGAGCTGTTGGTCAAGTGCGTTGCTGTGCAGCGATGGGACAGAATGTTCCCTTGTCGTTCACAGATGAGCAAAGAAAGAAGATGAGAAGCAAGGGTGTATCATGATCAAGAACAAAACAGATGTCAAGTATCCAGGGATTAAAGTCAGGCTAACGGGCCAAGACGGCAATGCATTTGTTATCATTGGCCGAGTGTTGAGTGCCATGAAAAAAGCAAAGGTCAGTCAAGATGATATGGATGCATTTATAGCTGAAGCCCAGAGTGGTGATTATGATCATCTCTTGCAGACCTGTTTTAAGTGGGTAGATGTATCATGACAACATGGTTGTTGCTCGACGTATCGAATCTGGCTCACAGAATCTTTCATGCTGTGGATAGTCTGTCTTACGGTGGTGAGCCCACCGAGGTACTGTTTGGTGTCTTCAGAGACATGGTGGAATTACAGGATAGGTACGAGACCAACCATATAGCCTTCGCGTTCGATGGGGGTATCGACAAGAGGAAGGAGATCTACCCCAACTACAAGGGAAGTCGGTTTGAGATCATCAACGACATGACGGAGGAACAGAAGGAGGCAAGGCGTGGTCTCAAGAGGCAGATCTACAGGTTGCGGACCAAGTACCTGCCTCTGGCTGGATTCAAAAACATCTTCTGGCAGGAGGGTTATGAGGCCGACGATGTGATTGCATCTGTCTGTCTGGAGTCATCCTCCAGGGATACGGAGATCATCATAGTCAGCAGCGACAGCGACCTCTTCCAGTTGCTCAGCCCGTATGTCCTGGTCTACAATCCGTTGAAGAAGAAGATTGTTACAGCCAAATCGTTTCAGGACACACATGGGGTGAGTCCGGTACAGTGGGCTGATGTGAAAGCCATTGCAGGATGTAGGACCGATAACATTCAAGGCATTAGAGGCATAGGTGATGTGTCTGCTTCTAAGTTCATCTCAGGCACACTCACAAAGGGGAAGAAGTTTGATTTGATAATCGAGGATCAGGGTGAATGCTG